TGCATTACGTAAGGACGTTATGGAATACCTGCAATCAATCGGGGCCGCTCCCCAGCCACAGGATGAAGAGGCTGCGATGATGGCGCAAATGATGCAGCAGCAGGGCGGTGGTGGTCAGCCTCCCCCCAACTTGGAAGCCCCACCCCAACCAACACCAGACGCTCCAATGCCAGTTGAGGAAACAGCATCAGTTGGAGTAGGCCAGTAAGTACCGTACAGTACCTATGGACGAAATAAAATGAGATTTCTGAAGTTCTTAAAGATTGCTTGGCGTTTATCAGGTAACATCCCTTGGGTGGGTGAACCGGAATGGGGAGCATCAGAAGCGAATTTATTACGCAAGTTTCTCGTCACAACAGAGGGTAAGAAACTGCGGATGGTTCTCCTGAACATGGTTTTGAAGCAGAATCAACAGGCTGTTTCAGAGAAAAAAAACCTTGCATTTGAGGCAGGGTTTGCTAACGGTGTGAGAACAACGGTTCATACCGTTGAGGTTCTGGCAAGGGAATTGGATGAACCTAAAGAATTTACGGAAGATATATATGGAGCCGAATATCTTCCGAGTGAAGGCTCCACAGCAACGGCCAACCGACTTGGTGCAGTGATTGGTCGAGGATAAGCACTATTATTGGGAAGCATTATGCCAGAAGAATCCGGCGAAATTACCGCCGAACAACTGTTGGCCGCAGCGGAACAGCACGATGCTGTTACCGATGTCGGTGAAACTCCGGTAGTCGAAATTGAGACTACGGAACCCGAACCGGAGGAGACTCCGGAAGAGTCAAAAGTTGAGGAGGCGAAAGCCGAACCGGAGACTAATGAGCAGGATGCCGATAAGCCTGATAGTTCATTGACAGAAAGCAAGGCTCCTGAAGAGGAGCAGCCTAAAAGTAAGTGGGAGAAAAACGAAGCCCGCAAATCGAAGTCTTGGAAGGAGATAAACTCCCAAAAGGAAGAGATTAAGCGGCTCCGTGAAGAACTTGATTCAGATAAGGCGAAGCTCAATGAGCGACACCAACAACTGAATGAGGGGAAAGCCTACCGTGATAGTGATGGTTTTTCCGTAGCTGACTATGAGGAAGCTGCTGAAAAACTTGAGGGTGATGGTGACTACGACTTGGCCGAACAAACCCGCTCAAGAGCGCAAGAAGTTCTTGAAGAGGGTAAAAGGGCTGAAGAGGGTCATGCAGTAAAGGAAGCACAGACGAAGTGGGATGAGGCTAGGGCAGACCTGATGAGGGAAACCCCTGAACTCAAAGACCCTGAATCTGAACTTACAAAGACTGCTAACCAAATCCTCAAAGACCATCCTGACCTGATGTACGTCCCAGAGGGGCGCGGGTTGCGTCATGCTGTTCAGATTGCTGAATGGAAAATTAAGGCTGGCAAATCGGAATCGAGCCAAGCTGAAGTTAAAGAACTGACGGAAAAACTAACTAAACTGGAAAAGAAAATGTCTATTAGTGGTGGATTTACCAATGACAGGCCCGATGGGGAAAGAGCGTTTGATGACCTCTCCGAAGAGGAGCAGGAAACGCATCTCCGTAAGGCCGCTATGTCGCTTGATGATTCATTCTAACGGACGAAAGGTATAAACAATGGCTACTAATGTCACTACCGATGCCGCACTGGCTAACCAGTACCAAAATTATTTCAGCAAGAAATTGCTGACCTATGCTGTTCAAGCTCTGGTACTAGACCAGTTCGGCTCTAAAGCCCCACTTCCTGCGAAGTCGGGTCATAAAGCAATATCAATGTTTAGGTGGGATTCACCGAAAGCGACTGATATCAACACCCTCACTGAAGGTGATACTTCAACTGTGGGAGAACGGGCGATTGCGCTGACGAAAATCAGCAAGACGCTCATCCAACGTGGTCAGATTGTCAAACTGTCTGACGTTCTAAATGCAACGGATTTATTTAATTCCCTGCAACAGAGTGTCAAGATTAACGGACAAGATGCTGCCATTGATATGGACAACATCACGCGCAACATATTGGTTGGTTCCAATGTGGGCGATAACGTGAACTCTGGTGCGACTGCTATGGAAGGCGGCTATAACGCCAACCCAGCTACCAACCTTGACAACGGTGATTCACTCACTGAACTCTATGCGAATGGTACGAAGCAGACGACTGGCTCAACCGAATACTCGACGTTTGAATCGCTCACGACTGACGCGACTCTGCTCGACGGTGCGGCTGTCCTGAATGCTGTTACGCAGCTAAAGGTCAACCGAGCGCAACCCACCAGCGGTGGGATGTACGCTGCCGTATGTAGTCCTCAAGTATTGAGCGACATTATGTCGGACAACACTTGGTTGAACGCATCGCAGTACAGTAATGTGGAAGAGTTGTATAAGGGCGAAGTTGGCCGTTTGTTCGGCGCGAAGTTCATTATGACAACCAATCCGTTCATTACTGCTGACGCACTTGGAACTGACGCTGACCGCTTCATCTATGATGCTGCGGCTGGTGGCGGAACCGCTGCTACGAAGGACGTTCACGTTTCCCTGTTCTTGGGAGAAGGAGCGTATGGTGTGCCGGAACTGGCAAGTCAGTCTCCGTTCAGTCCGAAGATGATTATCACGGATTCAGCAGACAAGAGCGACCCGCTCAATATGCTGATTACCGCTGGTTTCAAGGTCTTCTGGACTGCTCTGCGGCAGAACACGAACTACTACGTGATTATGCGAAGCAAGACTGCTTCCACTGCGTAAAGGTTAAACACGTTATGCAGCCCAAAGGTGGCGTAACTCTTATTATAGCCGTGGGAGGGGGAAAGCCCCCCTCTCACGGTCATTCTAATTCCAAAAAAGAAGGTCTTGAAATGATTAAAGTTCCTATGGATGCCCTTGTTTCTGAAGATGAAACAGGCGAAATTATCTCTCCTGAAGTGGGTGATACTGTTGGTTTAAGTGAGGTTGGTGGTGAAATTACTTCCATCAATGAGGACGGAACCGTTCACATTGAAGTTAAGACTGCTAACGGTGCGCCCGTTGAATATGTAACTGATATTCCTGTTGAGGAAGAGGTTATTGATGATGCGGATTTGCTTGATGCGGAGGCTATTGATGCGGAGGAAGCTGCTCTCGATGCAGAGGGTGACGAACTTTTGGCTGCTGCGGAAGCGGCAGACGAAGAAGCACTATTCTGATATGCCTCTTTACTCCTTTGAATCGAAGCGCGGAGACGTTGTTGAGCAGTTGGTTCCGATAGGAACCGAGCGTATCGACATTGACGGCAAAGAGTATACCCGCCAAGAAGCCCCAGAGGGGTTTGCTATGACGGGCATTGCTGTCGGAATCCCCTCCCAAGCCGAACAGGTTAAGGATGGCTACTATAAGCTGGAACAGAAAGACGGTTCCAGATTCTTAAAGAAGTCAACATTTACAACAAAACAAATTAAAAAAGCGTGGGGGTTTTAGATGGCTACATTAACGGGAAGTGCGATTGCGGATTCATATGACCAGCTATTAGCGTTGCCATCTGGCGGCGGTAATGGCGCGACCTTGGTTGCGTTGACCGATGGTAATGCGGCTAACACCTTTGCCTTAAAGTTAAGCACCGGAGAAGTAAACTCTACTGGCACTCTTACTTGCGCTGGTGCAGCCACGCTCTCCACCAGCCTTGAGCTTGCTACTGGCGCAACTGTTACTGGCATTGACAATGGCACACTAGGCTCAAGTGCAACCCTGCTTGCTACGCAAGGGGCGATTAAGACTTACGTTGACGCACAGGTTGGAGCCTCCGATGCGCTGTCCGAGGTGTTGACCAACGGCAACACGACAGGCTCGACCAACATCATTGTCACCGCTGGTCAGTCAATAACAACCGATACAATTTCTGAAACAACCGCTGCTGCTGGCGTAACAATCGACAGCGTTCTGGTTAAGGACAACACCGTTACAGCGACAACCTTCACTGGCGCACTTACTGGAAATGCTAGTGGCTCATCGGGTAGCTGCACAGGCAACTCTGCTACGGTCACTAACGGCGTTTACACTACTAACAATCTTTCTGCCCTCGCAGCCACCACTTCTGCACAGTTGGCTGGAGTTATCTCGGACGAAACAGGCAGCGGTTCACTGGTCTTTGCGACCAGTCCGACTCTAGTCACTCCAGCACTCGGAACTCCAGCAAGCGGTGTGGCAACAAACCTGACTGGAACAGCAGCAAGCCTGACAGCGGGAACCGTCACCACGAATGCGAATCTAACCGGAGATGTGACTTCAAGCGGGAACGCAACAACCTACAATAATGTAATACCTGTTGCGAAGGGTGGAACAACGTTAACAGGGTTTACGGCGGGTGACATTCTTTACGCTGACACTGCGACCACATTGGCAAAACTTGCAAAAGGCTCTGACACAGAGGTTCTGACTCTTGCGTCTGGTGTTCCTTCTTGGGCAGCACCTACTACGGGAGACATCACGGGGGTCACGGCTGGGACGAACCTTAATGGAGGAGGAGCATCCGGAGATGTAACACTTAACCTAGACACAACGATTACAGGGTTAACCTCGGTGACTTCCACGGACTTTGTGGGTGCGGTCACTGGGAATGTAACAGGGAATGTCAGCGGTTCGTCCGGCAGTTGTACCGGAAATGCAGCTACGGTAACAAACGGAGTTTACACTTCTAACAATTTATCTGTTCTAGCTGCTACAACCTCGGCCCAGTTAGCTGGTGTCATTTCAGATGAGACAGGAAGCGGAGCCTTGGTCTTTGCAACCAGCCCAACGCTTGTGACTCCTGCACTCGGCACTCCTGCAAGTGGTGTTGCAACAAATCTGACAGGGACAGCAGCCGGACTAACGGCGGGAACTGTTACCACTAATGCGAATCTTACTGGCGATGTAACCAGTGTGGGCAACGCAACTACGATTGCGGCTGACGCAGTTGACATTGCGATGCTCTCTGCCACAGGCACGGCAAGTTCCTCAACGTATCTACGGGGCGACAATACTTGGGCTACGGTTTCGGGTGGTGGTGGCTCCGGAACAGTGACGAGTATTACACCCGCAGCGGATAGTGGCTCTGGGTCGGCTATAACGACTAGCGGGACATTGACCTCCACGGGTGGGGACGGAGTTACTACATCGGTCAGCGGAACGACCACCACGTTTGCCCTCAACATCAATGAGCTTACGGATGTAGGCACGACAACTTTCGGTGCGACCACATTCGGTGCGGGTGATTACATCGCCGTTGCTGATGCCTCTGATTCCAACAATCCCAAAAAGGTTAAGATGCCTGTCGAGATTGGTATGGCTGTTAGCGATGAGACAACTGACCTTACTACTGGCACGGCGAAGATAACCTTCCGTATGCCTCACGCTATGACGCTCACCAGTGTTCGGGCCAATGTGAACACGGCTCCCGTTGGCTCAACAATCACCGTGGATATAAATGAGGGAGGCTCAACTATTCTCTCTACAAAGCTCACGATTGATGCCAGCGAGAAAACATCCACCTCCGCCTCCACCCCAGCGGTTATTTCAGATACGGCATTAGCTGATGACGCAGAGATTAAAGTAGACATTGACCAGATTGGTTCAAGCACCGCTGGTAAGGGCTTAAAGATTTGGTTAATAGGCTACCGTTAGAATGAGCTACATTATCAATCCATATCGGTTTGCTGCTGCTGGCCCTAGTTGCGACTACATTGAAGCAACTGGCGGCACTGTCACCACTGATGGGGATTACAAGGTTCACACGTTCACTGGTTCAGGCACTTTTCAGGTAACTTGCGCTGGCTCAACTGACGATGAGGTTAGGTATCTAGTTGTTGCTGGTGGAGGCGGTGGAGGCAACCACGGTGGCGGTGGTGCTGGTGGCTATCGTGCTGCCTCTGGATTCGCTGTTACGGTTCAATCCTACACAATCACTGTTGGTGGCGGTGGTGCTGGTGGGGCTAGTTCAGGTTACGAGAACCAAGGGGGCGATGGAAGTGATTCAGTATTTTCCACAATCACATCTGACGGTGGCGGTGGCGGTGGAGCTTATAGCAACGATGGTCGAGACGGGGGAAGTGGTGGCGGTTCTGGGCTAAACGGCAGCGGTGGCTCGGCAACAGCGGGCCAAGGAAACGATGGCGGGGATGCCACCGATGGCGGTGCTGGCGGCGGTGGAGGTGCTGGTATTGTTGGAGGAGATGGCGGCGGCGTGGAGAGAGAAGGTGAAGGTGGTAGCGGCGGTGACGGTTCCGCAAATGATATTAGCGGTTCATCAACATACTACGCTGGCGGTGGTGGCGGCGGTGGTGACGGGCGAGATTCTATAATCGGCGGGATGGGCGGCAATGGTGGCGGCGGTAGCGGCCCTAGCAGCGCACCTGCCGCTGGCTCCAACGCAACAGTAAACACTGGTGGCGGTGGTGGCGGTGGTGCGAGTGACACTGGCTCAAGCTATGGCAGCGGCGGTGCTGGTGGGTCAGGCATAGTAATAATTCGATATCAATATCAATCCGGCGGTGGCGGCGGGCCTCCCCCTCCCTGATAACAATGGCACACTTTGCAGAAATTAATGACGAAGGGATTGTTCAGCGAGTTATCGTGGTGAACGATTCAGATACGGCCACATCAACATTTGAAGAGGTTGAATCCATTGGCGCGGAGTTTTGTAACAGACTGCTCGGCGGCACTTGGAAGCAAACAAGCTACAATGGGAACATCAGATTCCGGTTCGCTGGTAAGGGGTATTATTTTGATGAGGAGAAGGATGCCTTTATCGCCCCTCAACCTTTCCCAAGCTGGGAATTGGACGAGTTGAGTCTGGACTGGAAAGCACCAGTTCCGTATCCAGATGACGATGAAATTTACAGTTGGGACGAGGAAAGTCTCGGCTGGGTCAAGCGTGAATCGGGTGAAGAAGAGGCTGCTAGACTAGAGAGAGAGGAGAATGACTAATGCCTGAAGAAGACCAAACATTAAGCACCCATCACGATTACTGGAGTAATCCTAATCGCAGATGGAGAACTATCCCGATTGAGGAACTTGAGAAAGACCCAGAAAATTGGCCGAAGGATAAGTTGAGACGTATGAAGGAGACGAGGGTGGAATATACGGAAGGCGATTTCCAAAAGGACGGGCCGAAGATGGGTGACTTTGGGGTACGGGTTGTTGATGAGAATAATAGGGAACGTAACGAGGCAATCAATGACGAACAAAATCAGTTCTGGCTTGGGGGAGGATACGAAGAAGATAAGAGAAATGAATTAAGGATGTATTTAGGATTCCCTATATTACGTGACCTCAATGTCCCCAAAGAGGAGGTTGACAAAATGAATGCTGGTGAGCTTCAAGGTTTGATGGAGTTGGTAGAGGAGTACGGTAATGCAGAGATGAAGAAGCCCGAATGGACGGGCGAGAATAACCCTAGAATTAAGGGATTATCTGGCAAAGAAAAAGAGAAGGCAATCAACAAACTCCGGTTCGGGGATATTGAGAAAGCCAAGAAGCTCCGTGCAGAACGGGAGGGGGATTTCCCGCATTGGGGCGCACCGCATCGGAGTAAGGAGTTGACCCACAAGTTCCAGACCGGAGGGAAAAAGTGGAGCAGACTCCCTTGGCATTGAGCGAGAACTAATATTTTGACCAAGGTATTCGGGTGGAGTAAATGAAATGATAGACTTAAACGATATAAAAGTGGGGTTTGCCTCCGCAAGTGGTCTGGGCAACTGGATGTTGGAGATTGATACTGCTCTCCATATTCTCATCTCGGTTGCTTCACTTGTTTATATTGTTTTGAAGATAAGACAACTGATAAAAAATAATAAAGATGAAAGATAAACTAAAATCGAGAAAGCTCTGGATGGCTATTGGCGGTCTTTTGACCGTGCTGGCTACCGAGTGGTTGAACCTGTCACCGGAAGTGGCAGAGAATGTGATTGGTGCGGTTATCATTATCGTACCGTCATACATCGGCGGTCAGTCGATTGTGGATGCTCTCAAGGAGTACCGCGCATAAGACAAATGATATTAGAAGCACTCAAGGGCTTGGCTGCATTGCCGAGACTGGTAGATGCAGTCGAGTCTCTTGGGGATATAGCGACAGCGCAGATGGCGCAGAAGCGGAAAGATGACAAAGATAAAAAAGTGGACGACCTTATTGATGCTGCTCGCGCTCGTCGCAAGCAGCGGTTGCTTGACAGTGAAGCTGAACGGGTTTCAGGAGATAGCGGAAAGCCATCCGGTTGGGCTGGAGGAGGCGACCTCGACGGATGAAGGTGCTGCGTTAATTAGAGATTTGGGAAGATACATAAGCGAACTTGAACGGAGATTGGAGTCGGGACAATGACATTAAGCGAACTAGCAGACCAGATTACGACGAAGTTGAGCGACACTGATGCAGCGTCAGTAGCGACCTGCAAGAAGTTCCTCAACAACCGTTACCGTATGCTCTTTGAGTCAGCCCTTTGGACTAACTCTATGGGTACAGTTTCCACTGCTGTGACTGCCGAGGATGAAGTCATCACCCTTTCCGACAATCCAACCGTATTTTACTACCCTACATCCTCTACTGTCTCTGCTACTGCCCCGAAACTTGACTTTATTGTAGCGATTAGGTTCACCGAGACGGGAAAAGAAGACGGGCTTGAGCTTGTTGGGGCAAGTTGGATGCAATTCTTCCAGTTAGACCCTAACCAATGGAATGATACCTCACAGCGCAGGGCGACTCCTACAAACTTTGTTCCCCTGCCTCCGGACGGGAGTGGAAATTGCCGAATTAAACCAATCCCAACCCCTAAAACAGCGGGTACTTTATTCGCACTCGGAAAACTGAAGTTTGTCGAGATGGGTGACAGTGACTCGCCTGTCATCAATGGAGCGGAGAATGCTTTGCTGGCGTATGCGGAGGCAGATATGCTTGAACGTGCTATGCAGTACCAAAAGGCACAGGTCAAGTTCGGTGAAGCGGGTAATATGCTGCAAATCTGCCGTGACTTGGACAATGTGCAGCAAGATAAGGTGACTACGATAGTACCAATGATTGCCGACTACTGGCAAAAAAGTGATTTGATATAATGCCAGTTCAATCGAACAACGTGCTTGATGACCCTATCCTTCTGGATGGTAATGACAGCTTTGTAGGCGGTCAGGTTAGCTCCACACGGGCAAACCTTGTTCCGGACAATGCCTATGCTGAAGGCAAGAACATTGACTTGGATGAGTTCGGGAATGCGGTCACACGGAGGGGTGCTGACCTCACAACTGGCTACCTTGTGTGGGAAACAACCTCAAGTAACTGGGAAGCGGAGGGTCAGCTATGGAACGGCTTAACTGCCCCCATTAAGGGTGTTGCCTACTTTGACACAGGAGCAGCAGAGCGACTTGTTCTGTCTGACGGCGGAACAACCCTAAAGACTTCAACAGAGTCAGGAGACTTTACAGAGATTTCCGGCAGTTCTATCGCCGCAGGGGCTACGGTTGAGTTTGCACAGTTAGTAAACAGACTGTACTACGCTGACGGTGACGGTGCGTTGCGCTACATAGACTCCTCCGCAGCAAACCAAACAATCACAGCAAACAAGGTTACTTCAATCGAGATAACCGAGAAAGGGGTAGGTTATACCAGCGTTCCGACCATTACATTTACAGGCTCCAACACATCGCCAGCAGCCGCCACGGCTGTTCTTGGCTATGGCGGCAAGGTTGTCAGTGCCACAGTGACGGACGCTGGCTCCGGATACTCAACTACTGCCCCGCCAACCATAGCATTTGCTACTGCCCCGTCAGGCGGGACTGACGCAGAGGGTGTTGTTCACCTTTCCCAGACTCCACTCAAACCCAAGCTACTCGTCTCTGCGAACAGTAGGCTTTTTGCAACCAGCGCGGATAGCTCGATTCCTGATGACACAATTTACGTTAGCGATATTCTGGATGGAGAGTCTTGGGATTTGATTGGTAACAGCATCCGAGTCGGTGGTGGTGATGGCGACCCCATCGTAGCCCTGACACCTTGGTATGGCTACAATATGCTGGTGTTCAAGGAGCTTTCAATCTGGGTGATTGAAGCTGACCCGTCATTGGCGGTTGCTGATTGGACAGTTAAGCTAATCAATAACCGGACGGGTTGTGTTGCGGCACGGACAGTCCAGCAGGTTGGCTCGGATGTGCTGTTCCTTTCCCGTGATGGCGTTCGCTCTATCAAGACGATTGAGGCTGGAGCGCAGACTGACGTTTCCCTACCCGTAAGCACCCCAGTAAACGACCTGATTGGCCGAATCAATCAGGCTCAAATCAGCAAGTGTTGCGCGGTCTACTGGCGCAACCGTTATCTGCTTTCCGTCCCTCTGGATTCATCCACAAACCCCAACAGAGTTTTGTGCTATCACCTCCTTGCAAAATCTTGGACAGGCCACTGGTCAGGATGGGAGCCGAGGGATTGGGTGATTACCGCTTTCGGCGGCAAGCTCCGGATGAACTTTGGCGACCAGAGAGGGCAGCTTTATACTTGGGACGACTACACTGCGGAGGACTCTACTACGGCAGACACTTACAAGGAT